CTGGGGCTTGATAAGCAATTGATGCATTTGATTCAATCATGTGTTGTAATCCAGCGTCTTGTTCAGCTTTAAAAACCTTAATTTTATCACTCATATCAGTACCCTATGATTTACTAACAAAAATTAATATTCTACCATTTTTTCGATAAATACCCCTACGGGAATAATAATATATCTCACCAGTTATGGGATCTTTATAAGCAAATTTACCTTCCGCAATATATTGTTCGGCATAGAAAGAAGCACGTATATTTCTAATTTCTTCAATACTTAATTTACGATCCATATCGACAGAAGCATTAGAAATCCACTCTTCACATTCTTCCAATACACCATTTGGCAACTTTTTGTTTAATCCTATAGAAATAGCCTCAGCATCAATGGGTTGTAAATAATCTAGGCTATATAAAACTGAAAATTTAATCTTCTCAGCCTGTATAAATTCACTTCCTTTTAAACTTCTCATATTCTTTTTCTTAAACTGTTGTAGGATACCCGGATTAAGAAGTTCTGAGACTTTAGCTTGCGCATCCTTTGCCCACAATTCAATAGCGGCCTTATTTTTGGGTTTAAATTCTTTAGTCTTTCTCTTCTCTATGTCTCGGGAATTCTTGGGTCTGCCGGGCTCTCCTACGTTCGGATCTTCAGGAACCTGCGGATTGTTCGGCTGCCTAGTCTCTTTTGGACGACGCATTTCCAATGCCGACTCATCACCATTTTTATCTTTAAGCTCAACTCCAACCTGACTAGGAGATGCAATTCCAGTTTGTAAAGCGATTTTTTCTAGACTATGTTGCTTGTCCACAGAATGATATGGGCTAACTTTTTCCATTTTTTTAGTATCTCGACCCTTACTTTCTGATATAACTCGTCTTTGTTCAATATCGGGCTTTGCCTTAATGTGGCGTTGAACAAATTCGTCGCTCACGATATTACGATCTGCCATAGCTAATAATAAATTGGTCATAGCAGCCGGATCATCCAAATACATAAAGTCAAACTCAACCTGAGCAGGAAACCTAAACCCCATTGTGCCCTGCACTATTTTCAATTGATGATTCCAAAAATCTAATACAGTATTACGCACGTAACTTAATCGCTCAGTTAAAGTTTTCAAAGAAATAAAATTGTTTGTTGTGCCTGTAGCTCCAAACGTACCCGTCAAAGTAGGTGGAATACCCAAGCACGCATAAATAGCCATTAATGTAGGTCGGTATTTTTCTTCACCTAAAAATCGTTGGATATCAGTGCCAGTTTCCAATAATTCAATATCCGGACCCCACACTATATCTGTGGTGCCACCGCCCACATTAGCTCCTAAAATAGACTGTAAGGTAGAAGCAGCTGCAGGAGTAGGTGCAAGCTTATGTTCTAAGTTGCCAAGTTTAAAAATACGAATTTTAGAAATAGCTCCGTCCAAAGCAGTTTTATCTGCTAATTTAAGTCGTTCGTACAGAATGAGGTCATTAAAACAGGCATATGTCATAGGATCGGCCCATTCCTGCCAATCGTCTTTTTTATAAAAATAAACAAAAGTCTTTTCGGGAGGCAGTAAGACACCTTGATTATTTTCAGCAGCTTGTAAAATTTCAGGAGGAATTTGATTTAACAAATCGGTTTCTAAAGGGTTGGTTGAAGCACGTAATTTTCTAATAAGGTTTGCAATATGACGGGGAAGTTTAATCATATATTTACGATTGCCAGTTAAGGCAGCAATAGGACCTCCAACCAACTCTATTGTCAATGGATCTAAAAAAGAATACTGCCAAGGAAGTTCGCCTTTTGCAAAATCAGAAATTCTAATATCAGCATTCATATCAGGAGAGGCAACTGATCGCTGCATTTCCAATCGCTTTTGTTTATTAATTTTGGCAGTACGCATTCTTATGGGTACGTTAGCCTCTCGAAATAAGAGATTGCATAATCGCTCGGAAGTTTCTTTGCCTTTTACGCGAGCAAACCACTCATTATAAAACTTCTCTATTCTCTTATTTTGATGAACTAATCGTACACCTTGGCAAGCAAAATCGCCCATAAGATCAATAGCGTTTCTAATAAGCCCAATACGTCGATAAGCAGCACGAGCAAAAGCTATTATGTCTTTGGCATCTTCCGGTATTTTTTGATCAGGCCGGAAATAATCATAATCTGAACCGCGTAAGCCCGGCTTACCGCTCAACGAAGTAGTTAGGTCTGAAAAGTTTCTAGTACGCGACGAGTAAGAAGCAGTCGCCCCTTCTTGCAGAGCGTGCGTATATATCTCCAAAGACTTGGTTCGTTCCGCTTTCGTACCCGCCCAACTTACATAGGCAGGACCATCTGAGGGAAAGCTTACTTTAGCATTTGGAGATGGTTTTTTTGCCACTACAGCTCCCTATAGAAATAATAGTAATTGAATGTAAAACAATACCTATTGTTTATTACACCATTTTTTTTAATTGCGTCGAATTCCAAAACAAGTATTGGCATTAATATTGGAAGCCCAGTCTTGTCCCACATACATTTGATTAGAAGGGCTTGTTTCCATCATGCCCGGAGTAATAACAGTACCAATATTATTGTACATAGGAGCAGGAATTTCTCGTTGAAGTCCTCTAGCCAACATATTGGCAATAACTAAGGCGCTATAACGATCTTTACGCATACGTCCTTTTTTACCAGTGTCGGTTTTAACCTCCGGAGTGTCAAATCTTTCTCTGCCTCCGGCGGTAACTGAAACTACAACTGTTACTAACTCATCTTTAAGTTCCTCCACTTCCATAACAGCGTCTTCTAGAGTATCGTACAATCTCAAAGCATTTGACTCTCCTACTTTGTCCCTTAGTTGTTTAAAAGAAATTTTATCTTTTTCACTCATTAAACTTAAGCTTAAAGTATCAAATCTAGGAAATAATAAAACCTTATCTTCCATATCCTTTCTCAATCCATGATTAGCTTGTGAAGTCCATTCTGCTTTAGCAAAATTAATTAATTCAATCACATGATCTCCAGCCAGTCGGTCGGTATCTTTTTCTTTTTTTTCTTCTATAATAGGAAGTATGGGCCGTTCTCCTTTAAACATCTTGTCACTATCTCTTAATCCTTCTGCGATAGCATAACCACCGCCCTGTGAATCGATACCAATTCTAACACACGGGAATGCCTTATATAACTCTCTAATCTTTCTACAACAGAAACTATAATAGTCATTTTCTTCAGTCAGACCAATGCGTTTTCGGCTCTGAAAGTCCTTTTTATTAGTGGTCCACGTGTAAACTACCCTATGATGCTCCGGATGCACTTCAATGATTACGAGAGCAAAATTATCTTGTTCAGACGCAGGATCTATGCCAATTACATAATTCAAATCTGGATTACCTCTTGTCATTGGATCAAAAGGATCGGAACACCAAGCGCACCAGCCAGAGGTAGAACAATTACGATCATGAGCTACACAACCCTCAATTAGGCTTCGTTTAAAAAATCCTTGACTATCAGAAGTAAAACAAGCTCCATATTCCATCTGATAAATACCATTGTGCATTGTAGCTCTTGAACGGGCAACCTGTTGATCATCCATGAATCCTTCTGGAATAAGTTCATATGGTATACGCACTATAGAAAAGGCTTTCCAGTCTAGACGCTTCATATAATCCGGAACTGTTTCTAAATCGTCACCGGCTTGGTCTGCTGCTTGTTTAAAGTCGCCTTTTGTTTGAATTGTAGATTTATATTTCTTCCAATAAGATGCAAAATGCTCAAAGCCATAGCCGCACGTTCCGGCAATAATAGACTGATTAGTTTGACGATCTTTATAATCTATCTCCATTGTCTCATTCCATTTGCCAGAATCCTGAAGTGTCTTACGACGAGCTGCCTGTTTAACATTATCAGTAGGATTGGCAGACACTGCCGCAAAACCTGCTACAACTGTCTCATAGATATCTACAGGAATACTATTAAATTCATCAGCAATAATAGTATGGGCACGTAAACCTCTAATCTTACTACCGTCTCCTAGCGGAACCGCCATAGCCCAACTGTCATTAATCCTCATAGTACATCTATCTACGTCCCGACGAGGACCACTATTATCTGTACATACACTTCTTAAAATAGGCGCGTTCCTCCAAATAGTATCCATATATTCAAAAATAACCTTACTTTGTCTAAAAGCAGCACCAACAATAACAATTTTTGTACTTGGGATCAACAGACATTTTAAAATAGCATATACCGATAATAAAAACGATTTACCAAATCCACGAGAGGCAATATA